ACGGATAAGCCAGGACGGACGATTCTCTCGGAATATCCGAAAGTCTTTACCAGATACTTCCCAATGACCAGCATAATTCTTTGATGGTTTGATTTGGAAGTTGGTGGTGGTTGGTGCTGAAGTAGTATGCCAAGCAGCAACAGTTCCACCATTAGAAACCAGATAACTCAAAGCATTCGGTGATTTGAAATACTGTTGTCTAGAGAATTTATCACAGGGTGTAAAGTCTAGGTCTAACGGTATCTGTTCGGTGAGCGTCCAGAAAAAGTCAATCTCTACTTGGATCATTTTCTGTCTGTCCTCTCCACTCATCAATTTTAACCTCTATGTCATATTCATTGATATCTACATCTCTGACATACCACTTTTTACCGTCCCAACGGCCAAACTGAGCAAATGGCCATGACTCGGTTTTAATCTCATACATTCCTAGGTATGCTGGTTTGATTTTCTTGGGGAACCAACCAGTTCTTTCCCAATCATCATACATTGAATATGGATCATCCTCTGTATCGGATTCATCCTCATCAAAGTCAAAAGCATCATCATTCCATTCTTCCTCGTCTTCTTCGTCTCGTTTACGGTCAGCAAGACCAAAGTGTTCGTTGATTTCGGGTGGAAGGTTGTCTTCTAGTTCATCAGCAGACATATCACCATATTCATAGTAGTCATCAAAGCCTTCGGAATAGTGTCCACAGAAAGCCATACCACATTCTTCGTAATAGGCATCAACGGTGTAATCCAATTCTGTTTCCATGTATTCATACAAAGTAACCGGAGGACTCCATGCGGTGTCCATGATAACGGTCAATGTGTTATCGTCTACACGGGTAACATCACCACCAACGGAAGGTTCCCATTTAGTTCCCCAATTGGTGACATTCCACATGTACCAAGAATCACCTTCTTTGTATTCGTCAGGCATTGGCCTTAGGAGTGTAAAAGGTTTACAATTTTCATTGTCTTTTCTAAACTCTTTTTCCAGAATATCAATCTTTTCTTTATCCTCGTGGCTGATTGTTACCACATTTGAACACCAATTAGGCATAATATACTCCTCAAAATAACATTATAACACAAAATCACTCGGCCAGTTCAGAAAACATAATTTTTCTTGCATGTTTACCAATTGTAGAATCCATGATTTCTGTGGACCTCTGTAGCATGGCACAAGCCAACATCAACATCTCTTTTGGATCGTTTGTTAACATGATTGAATCGTCAATCAGTTCCATCATTTCAGACATTCTCTTTTGTGTTGGATTCATCCTTATGATACCTCGTAAAAATCCTTACATAATAGGCGAAACGAATAGGCTCGTGTATAGGGTGAGGTAAGTGCTCACCATATATTTCCGACATTTTTTCGTAAAGTTTCAACGCTTCCTCGTTATTCAATTTATCTGCTTCCTATATACTATTAGTAGAAACACTAATATAGTTTCTACCCATTTATTACAACATCTCACAAGGAGTTTCCATGTTATCCGCTATCGGCCGTTTTTTCACTACAATTCTTAATACTAAACAATCTATGTATCAATCAGAATTGGAAATGTATCTCAATGCAAAAAATCCAAAATCACCACAAGAAGTTGAACAACTTATTACGATGTTTAATCGTAGACGCCAATTCGGTGCTTGTTAAACTGCAATACTGGACCATTGTCTCAGTTTGTCTCGTTTATTCTTTCTTGCTTGATTAACAGAAGAATCTGATAGGTGAGTTTTCTCTATGAGTATGTCAATCATACAGAGAAGGTCACCAATTTCTTCCTCTAAGTGCTCACGATTGGTCCTGTTCTCTTGGTATTTCATTTGGTCAGGACCAAATCTAAAAATCTTTGAAATAGCCTGTGATACCTCAGCACATTCTTCCTGAGTAATACACAGGATTTCTTTCATCTCATAGTCCATAAATCATTCACTCAAAAATTGTGGTTTAGATCCGTCTGATACATATTCTTCAGCAACTTCTCTTGCTTCTTCCAATTTGATTGTTCTAAGAGTTCCAATTAACCTAGAATTCTCAAACATCTCAACAGAATAAACATCACTATTTTGTTTTATGGAAACCGATTTGTTTCCATATCTCAATGCCATAACTTCCATCATATCTCCTTTAAGCAATTAGTCCAATAAATCTATTTAATAATACACGGTTCGTAACACGACCATTTGTATACTTAGTGAAAGCACTTACAAGGCCTTTAGTTGTTGCATTTTCTCTAACAGTAAATCCTGTTTCTTCATCTTCATCTTTGGTTTCAGATTTGATAAGGTAGTATTCGGAGAAACCCGAGTTCTTTACAACAACAAACTTTTCTTTCTTGAATGTGTCTTTGAGTGAATACATGTCGGCACCTTTTGGAAAGAATTTGTATGTTGATCCAAACTCTCTAGGAAACAGGACATAGAATCCGATCACATTAGAACCGGTTCTCTCTTTTAACAATTTAACAAGAGCTTTGGTTTGTTCTGCACCACTAAAACCTTGATTTTCAACAATTTCTTGTTGTTTTGTTTTCTCATCACGGAGAACCATAACATCATAACCAGAAATATAGTGGCCACCATTATTATCTTCAGTAATCACTTCTCTCAATTGGTGACCATCACCATCAGTCAAAAATACTGTATTGACGATTTGTAGTTTGTGGTCTTTTTGAAACTGTGGAACAATTTCCATAGAAGCAACAACAGCTTCATTCAAAGGAGTACCAGAAAGACGTAACCAAGTAGGAGCATATCTTTCATCACTTGCAATTGTAGTTATAACAGCGGCAGCATATGTAAATTCAGCAGCTGACATTTTACTAGACAACAAATTAAACAGTTTGAAATTGTGTAATCTTAAATCACCAACTTTTCGTTCAATTTGATAGAGTGAATTATAATCATTATTTGAGAAAGCATACACATCATAAGGAATATTTACTTTCTTACAAAACATCACCAATGACAATAATTGTTTAACTGTATTGTATAGGTGATTGTTCATTGAACCAGACCAATCAATGAACATGACCAAGCCGTGGGATTTACCACCAGGAACTACGGAGATTTTCTTGAAGATGTCCTCACTAAATCCATAAGAATAGATTTTACTCATGTTAAGTTCTCCTGTTTTGGCAACAGAAGCACGTTTGAGTTGGTCAGCATTCTTACGCATTTCAAACTCTTTGACCAAATAGGATACAATTTTATTTGTATCGTGTTTTAGCTTTTGGTATTCATCAAATTTTGGATCATGGAAACTTTTAACTCCATCATAACGGTTATCAATACATTCTTGTTTGTATTTCTTGTACAATTCTTTGTAACCCATGATAGCTTCTTTTGTATCAACTTTTGGAATGTTACAATACACATAATTTGTACTACTGTTACTGAATAACTTCTTTTCATTTTGGCGATACGCTTCATCAGTAAATGAACGGAAGTCATCAGCTTCAGGACCACTTGTAGGTCTTTCAATTTTAGAATTTGATTCACCTTCATCACCTTCATCACCATCATGGTCACCATCTTCTTGATTTGGATCTTTTACATCAGAAGCTTCCAACTCCTCGCCTTCTGGATCATCATTGTCATCAAAATCATATTCAAAGTCATCATCTTGATCCGGATCGGAATCTTTTTGTGCTTTCCTTTTTTCATTTTGCTGTTTACAATATTCGTAAAGCTCTAATGAAACTCGGATAACATCATCATAGGTTTCTGTATTTTCAATTTTTTTAACTATGGAAGATTCTTCTTCATTAAAAGAAATGTTAAGGCCAGCGCCGCCTTTGCAATGCATGTTGATACGATCCATCAAATTTAATTGATTGTATTCAGTATCTTTGATGCCAAAGAAATTACGTTCCATCAATTCATTGTAACCTTGAATGAATGATTTACGGAGACCTGGATATTTGTTTTTAATCTTACGCTCGATGCGTGAATCTTCAACCAAATTAAGCACTTGAGCAGGAATTTTTAAATCAATGCCTTTTTTAATGCCTTCTTCTGGAGTCCAGAGAGCATGGCCAACTTCATGTCCTGTAAATAGGTCATAAAGTTGAGGTGACAATTCTTTGTTTAAAATTGGGATTGTCAAAATACGTTTTTTAACATCAAATGAAGCCGTTTGAACATTTTTTTCTTCAACGATTAAATTTTCTGTGGCCATCAATTTGGCTAACAACGATTTTGATACTGATAAAGACTCACTAGCAACCATAAAATCTCCTTGTGTTGATAGTATCTATTATAACATACTTTTTACATTCTAACAATAACAATGTTACTATGGAGCAACAGGTGTTATAATCAATACGTTACCGGATCCTGTATCTTCAACGGTAATGTTTAGGATTGTACCTACATCCCAACCAGCTTCTTCTAGGATTTCTATAGGAAATTTTAACAAGATATTATCAGGATCCTCAGGAATTTTTTCAAAAATTTCTTCATAAGAGTACATTTTGCTCTTACTCATGTTGTTCCTTTAAATTTTTATAAAATTCTTGGTCATTATCATGTCCGGTTTGAGCAGCCCATCTTCGGACTGCCAATTCTACCTCGGAAAAGTCTAAATCCTTGGTTTTTTCTTCATCTAAATTAGAAATTTGCGACATTTGAGCGATCCTCATTAAAAAATTGCGTCAAATTTGCTTTATGCTTAGCTTTTCGACTAAAATTTGCGACAGTTTTGTGCTTTTGCACAGGTTTGATTGGTGTACGACACACCGGTTTTTGTAATTTTACTACAAAACTCATTTTCTTGTTCATTTTAACGCCTCATTTTTGAAATATCTACCGCATCCTGATTGTTGAATACAGGAACAGCATTGGATTTGTGTAAGGTTGCAATTCCTAACATTTTATCGCCAGTATAAACCTTAGCTGGTGACTTTGTTGCAACGCCAGCTCCAGTATTTAATGAAGGAATGTGCCTAGTTTCACGGCCAGCTGGCGTGGTCAATTTATATTGCAAAGGTTCTTTTTTAGGAAAGACCACAGGTTTTTTTGGCTCATGGCTTTTCAACCATTCGGCGTATTGTTCACGCTCAGCTTTAGGTTTTAGCTTAGGCTTAGATTTTGGGATTCTTACATAAATCATAATAAATTTCCTCCAAACAGTCTCTATTATATACTACCGATTGAGGATTGTCAAACAGAATGTTGTTTTTTTACGACATTCTTTTTTCTTTGCGTTTACCTTGTCCCATATTGTAAAAATCCGAATAATCCTCATATTGAGTATTGGATTTTCTAACCACTTTATTTGATTTACTGCGTTTCTTTTTTGTTCCAAAACTATAATCATCATTATAGTCATTCTTACGGAACTTAGCTACAAACTTCGACACTTTCTCTCCTTAGGGTAATAATTGTGGAAATGCTTCTTTAACAAATTTATAATCTAGGCCTTTAACACCTAAGTCCTTAGATAAAATACCGATGATAATTTCTGCTTCTCTTGGTTCAATAGATTCCAACATTTGCAAAAGTAATTCTTCTCGTCTTTTAGGTGTTAATGATTCTGCCGTTGTATTACCTTCTTGAAATATATACATGCGTCTTAATTGAGAAGGTAATCCATCAAACGTAATTCCAGGTAAAACGTCATTTGGAATTTTATAAGAATCTGGCAACTCTGTAATTTTCCATTTGTAGTTAGGATTAAAAGCTAGTTCTAAAACCTTTACGAGTGTTGGTGATAGATTTTTCTCTATAACCGCCATTCGTTCTTTTTTATTTTTAGCTTCTTCAAATTCATCAAATACTTCGTGTATAGTTTTCATTAAAATTCCTCAATTACGTCCATTAAATTTTTCAGTTTATTAGCAATAAAATAATCTAATATTTTACCTTTAGAAGCAGGCACAGTTTCTTCATAACTATTTAGGATTTTGGTCTTAATATCATCAGGGATATTTCTCAAGTCAATCAATACTTGATTACGGGAGAAACCAGTTTTGGCTACATCATCAGTCCAGTCCAAATATTCTTCGGCCATCATTTTGTCCAGTTTACCTTTAGTGACAGGTGTTTGTCTTAGGTCACGGACAAAACAATCCGACGGTGATAATACATTAGGGATACCATCACCTTTATCACCTTTGATAATCTTCTCTTTTAATTCATCCAATGGTTTGGCAGAAACAAGAAATTTCTTCAATGCAGGATTGTATTGTTTAATTGAGTGTGGATTATTAAATTCATTGTTGTACATTTGCAATTGTAGAAAGTCACCATCACTCGAAATAATCAGAACATTTTCATTCTTAACTGCTATTGGTGCTAATACACCGATAATATCATCAGCTTCAGCGCCTTCGACATCCAATACTTTGTATGGGAAATTTTCTTTGAGCTCAACCTTAAATTTGGCCAACATATCAAAGATAAAGTGCCAATCCAAATCGGATTTTTCACGGGTTTTCTTACGACCAGCTTTGTAGAAAGGAAAGAACTCCTTGCGCCAGTATTTACGGTTGTCAGAACATAAAACCACTTCACCATAATCTTTACGGAAACTTCTTAGGTGGTTCCTAATGATGTTTAACACCATGTGTCTAATTAAATCTTCTTCAAGTTTCTTACCTTTTTGGTTTGAAATTTGAGCCATCAGGCCAGACAATAGAACCTGATTCAAATCAACGAGTATCATAATAAACTTTCAAGTTTCAAAACTGTATTATATCAGTTACCTTTGAGTTTGTCAACGAAATCTTCTAGGAAAATTTTTGAGGTTGTTGTTTTTCTTGCTACCACTCCAAAAAAATTAAGTGGTATTAATTCCGAAACATATTCCCTAGGTTCGGCAAATATGGCATCAAATGTATCAACATCCTTGGCCATTCCTTCTTCATTAACCTTAAACAATACCACATGCCAAGCAGGACCAATAAGATTGCCTCCTATAGGTTCTCCTTTATCAACAAAATTTCTGGCATGGATTTCAACTTTGTTTTCATCTTCATCATGGGGCATGAAAAATAATGCGTCATAATCAGCATCAAATTGTTTCATCAAATCTAACATTCTAAACCTTTTATGTGTGATTTTCTAACTCTAACCATAATCCATGAATTGTAATATTCTTCACCAATTAATGCATCACGGACAAATTGTTCCTTAGCTTCCAGATAACCACATTCACCCTTGGTTTTACAAAGGTGTAGGATTTCTCTACTGAACATTTCTTCTCCGTGCATTATAACATCATTTTTCAATTCTGTGTTGGATCCGTAGTAAGTTTGCCAATCACTAGAAACCTTGAATTTTTTCTTCTTGCCTTTGACTTGTTTTGTCTTGCTGGAATAAAAAAATTTCTTACCGATGTATTTTTTACCATTGGTAAGATTTGTTATACAATATACGAATCCATAATTGTCACCAATCATTTCTTCGGTAAAATCAGTATCATTATATGTCCAGTTTATTCCCATTCGTCCTCATCTTCAGAATCATCATCGTCCTCTATATAGTCTTCAGATAATTCTTGGATGGGTTCACCGCAAAATGGACATCTCTCTGGTAAGTCTTCTGATACTAATTCTTCCATGTAAGATACTTCATATGTTGATTCACAGCTTTCACATTCAGCCATAATTGTTTTGTTTGTCATTGTCGTTCCTTAATTGGCCCAAACATCCTTCCAATCACCTGAGAGAGCGCCTTTTGCATAGTCTGTTGCTCTATTCTCAAAGAAGTTAGTATGTGTTGGTGCGTTAATCATCTCCTCTACCCAAGGCAAAGGATTCCTTTTCACTTTAAACACACCTTTGAGTCCTAATGAAATCAATCGGCGGTCACAAATATAACGAATATACTTTTTAACATCCTCAGCCGTTAAGTTTTCCATCGGACCCATGTTAAAGGCCAAATCAATAAACTTATCTTCGAGTTCTACCATCTTCTCAGCAATTGTATATATCTTACCTTTTAACTCATCATTCCAAATTTCACGATTTTCTTCAATGAATGTTCTAAACATTTTAATCATATTCTCAGCGTGTTGTGTCTCATCAACAATAGACCATGTAACGATTTGACCCATACCTTTCATCTTACCATGTCTTAGGAAATTCAACAACATAATGAAAGAGGAGAACAACTGCATCCCTTCAGTAAATGCACTGAACACGGCGATGTGGGTTGCAGTATTCTCTTTAGTTGTATTTTGGTTGGAGATATCCATGACATAATCATGTTTTTCTTTCATCTCAGCATATTCCATAAACTCATTGTATGTTGTTTCTGGAAGACCAAGTGTTTCAATCAAATGTGAATAAGCTGCCACATGAAGTGCTTCTCTGGCTGCAAAGCCAAGAAGCATCATACGAATCTCAGGCTGAGGGAAGTAAGGAAGATAATTATTAACGTACCCGCCGGCCACATCAATATCTCCTTGAGTGAAAAATCTGAAGATGTGTGTGAGAAATTTCTTTTCTTCATTCGTGAGCTTCTTTTTCCAATCTTTAACGTCCTCCATCATAGGTACTTCGGTGTGCAACCAATGTGACTGCTCGTGCTTCAACCAAGCCTCATATGCCCATGGATAATTAAAAGGCTTGAAATAACTTCTGTCTTCTGTAAGATTTAAATCTTTTTTCTTAATCATTCAACCATGCCTCTAGTTCTGCTTGTGGTAATGCACCCGATACTCTTTTAACTTCTGTATTCTCATCCAACATTACAAGAGTTGGTACAGAACGAATGCCAAAGTCTCTTGCTATATCAGACTTCTCATCAATATCAATAACTTCAAATGGTATATTTGTTTCAATGTTGTTTAATGTCATTGCTAAACCTTTACAAGGTCCACACCATGATGCTGTAAATCTAATTACCCTTTTCATATTTTCTCCGTTAGTGTGTTATTAAGTTACTACTATATCTATCATCGGCTACCAATAATAAAAATTCTTTACAATCGGTATCTGTTCTACGAACAATTAAATACTCGGTGTTATTTTTATCTTTGTAATGAGCATTTTTCTTCACAGGCATTTTAATTTTCTTTTTGTTATCACCTTCAATAAAAATAATATATGGTCGTCTTGCTCTAGGCCATCTTATTTTTATTTTTAGATTAAACTCAATACAAACATCAAATTTTTTACCAGTGAAAACCAATGAATGTTCTTTATCAATGCGAGATATTATTTTTTCTTCTTTTCCACGATGTACATCCAAGACGTAAGAATCTTCACCTATATTTCCAC